GTGGCAACACCCTGACAGAGATGATGCATGGTTTAAAAGAGAATTAGGTAATTTAGGTTCTGAAGAAGCTTTTAATAGACAATATGGTAATGAATTTACAAGTTCATCTACCCTTCTATTAAGCCCAGGGACAATGAAAGTTATTAGACAAAATGCAAAACCAATGAAATGGTATGATTTTGAAGAATTTGATAATATTCATATAGATACAAAAGGATTTTTAGGATTTGATCCTGATTTCGATGTTGAAGAAGCATCAAACAGTCAAAAATATTATATGTTCTCAGTGGATATTGCTGAAGGAAATGGAGGAGATTATTCTGTAATTAATATTTTTGAAGTAGAACCAATGGAAGATCAACATATTGAAAACTTCGTTAGCCCCGATGCAATGTATGATTTCTTTAGATTAAATCAAGTTGGAGTTTTTAGAAGTAATGAACATCCTATTGAAGACTTTGCTAAAATATTGTATACTTTAGCAGTTGATATATTTAATTCAGAAAATACAAAAATGATTATAGAATATAATACATACGGTTCTATACTATTACAATATCTAAGAACTGTTTTTGCAGGTCGTAATGATTTTGAAGATGAAATGATATTAAGATTTAAACATAGACATGATGCAAGAACATTAAAACCTGGTATAAGATTAAAGAGCGACAACAAATCAGTATTTTGTCAAAACTTTAAAAAACAAATAGAATTAAATCGTATAAAAATAAACGACATAGAAACCGTACAGGAAGCAAGTCTTTTTGGAGTATTAAGAAACGGAAGCTATGGAGCTCAAATGGGACATGATGATATCATAATGACAGCAATAACTGCAACTGAATTTTTTGGAACAACAGATTATGCAGATTACATTGAAGAATTACTTGATGTTATTGACCCTGAAAAAGTAAAATTAATGGAAAAGGTCTTGTATCGAGACGCAGATTCACAGGGAGATTTACAATATGATATTTATGACTTATTATAATATTCCCACGAATAATTTAGATATATAATAAAAGAAAAAAATAAAAAATATAATACTATGGCACTAAGTCCGCAATTATTGCAATTTAAATCAAGTGGAGTATATAGGTTAGAGTTTGACAAGTCAGTGACTGCAAACCTTAATGTTGAAACACTTAGATTAGTAGTAGGTCACTCAAGAAAGGGACCTTACAATACACCAGTTTTAATTTCAACTGTTGAAGAATTTTCAAATGTATTTGGATCTATCGACAGAAAATTAGAGAAAAAAGGAATGTTTTTCCACAGATCAGCAATTGAGGCTTTATCTAGAGGACCAATTTTAGCGTTAAACGCTTCAAGTTTCGATTCTAGCGATAAAGCATCATACGCATTACCAGTATCTAATGGATCGGTTCATTCATTATCTTCAAAAGAAGGAACATCAGATTATACTGATTTCTTCGATATGGATAAATTCATGACACCATCTGATTCTAGAGTTTTAAACGCTTTATCTACATCGGCACTAGCTGATGGAAATTCATTAATTAATTTTGTAAACATTAAACAATCAGCTATTACAGTTTTTGTAAGAAAAGCACAAAGCACTAAAGCATTTGATATTCCAGCTAGAGAATGGTATGGAGAAGGTAATGTACCTGAATATTTAAATGACTTTGATCTTATTTCTGATTTTATGGTAGACGTTTTTGTATTCAAAGGAAACTTTGATGCTGCAACTATGTCAGCTGATCCAGTATACGGATCATACTTTAATGCAGATGGTTTAATAAAAGGATCATTAGCAAACTTTTCTAATTTAAGACAAGTTACTTTAGAAGCTCAATACAGTGGATCTTTAATCCCAGGATTTAAAGATTTAGAAGGAAGAAACTTATATGTTGAATCAATGATTAACGCTGAATCAAGAAGAACAGGTTTATTCTGTGCAATTGATGAAGAACAAGTAACTAATGAAAATGGAACTAAAATTGATTTAGTTGGACATACATTTGACGCTGATCAAGATTATGAATTATTATCATACATTGTAAAACAAGGAGTTACAACAGAACATACTGTTGATTTAACAGGAGCAACTGCTAGTATTAACATAGCAACCCCTAATAAATTAGAATTAGTAAATGTATTAGCAACTGAATACGCAAATGCAACAGCAGATTCTTTAGATTTCTTAAACGCAGCTGCATCTGGAGAATACGTAAAGGTAACTTCAGTTTCAGCATCAGCAGTAAATCAAACAGCCGCAGCTGAAGTATTAGCAACTCAACAAAATATAGATGATGGAGATCTTACAGCAGCCGGAGTCGCTGCAACTGCATTAACAGATGTTATGGTAGAAGAGGTTTTCGCAACTGTAGATTTTGATATTATATGTGAAGCTGATGTAGCAACATCATATACAACTGCAACTGAAATCGATTTTTATCATGTAGCAAACGGAAGAGTTGCTTCAGAAGATTTTGGAGGAGCAACTTATGAAGCTGCTGGATCTATGTTTACTGTAACTTACTCAGCACCTCAAGCTTCTTTCTCAATTGTACCTGGAAATTTTGTTCCAGCTCTTTCAGGAAGATTAGCAAGAGTTTTAAGAGTTTCTAAATTAAACGATTCAAAATACGCAGTATACTGTGACGTACCGGTTTCTTTAACATGGGGAAATCAAGTTGTTTCTTCTTTCGAAGATGCATCTTCAGTATATAAGCCATTTGCTTTATCAGGAGCTCAATTAAGTTCTAAAGAAATTCAAGACGCTTTAGCCGCTGTAAAAGGAGGAAATGGATTACACGCTGCTTTAGTTGATAAAGACGTTATTGATTTTAGATATGTTGTAGATACATTTGGATCTTTCGATGTAAATGGATTACAAAACAAAAATGAATTAGCATCTTTAGCAAAAGACAGACAAAACGCATCAGCTATACTTAATGCACCTTTAGTTTCAGACTTTAAAGCTTCATCTAATCCTTCATTCAAGGATTCAGAAGGAATATTCAAAGTTGAACATATAGAAACAGGAGGTAATTTAGATTTAAATCCAACATCTTTATATTCTTTACCAGGAATTACAGCAGGAGCAAATTACGCATTCTACTACGGACCAGGTTTAATTGTTTCAGATAATGGAAAAGATTTAATCGTTCCACCAGCTGCGTATGTATCTAATAACTACATGGATAAATTTACAAACGCAACACCATGGTCAATCATCGCAGGTCCAAGAAGAGGAGTTGTAGGAGGATCAGGAGTTAAAGGAGTAGAATATGCATTTGACAAATCTGATAGAGATATATTAGAACCATTCGGAATTAATCCAATCGTATTCCAAAGAGGAGTTGGATTAACAATCTTAGGAAATAAAACAGCACAACAATCTGTAAAATCAGCGCTTTCTTCAGCTCACGTTAGAGAAGCTTTAATTTACATACAAGAAGGTATTGCTAACATCTTAAAAGATTACGTTTTCGAATTTAACAATACACAAACAAGATTAGAAATTAAGACTTTAGCAGATTCATTTATGGAAGGAGTTAAGTCTGACGGTGGAGTTTATGCATTCAAGAATATTATGGATCAAACAAACAACACTGACGATGTAATCGATAATAATGTTGGTATCATTGATACTTATGTTGAGCCAGTTAAAGGATTAGAAATAGTTGTACATAGAACTACAATCCTAAATACAGGTGAAATCGAATCTGGAAATTTTAATTAAGATATATAAAAAAAGAAAATAATATAAAATGGCTTTACCACATTATTCACAAGACCAAACATCTAGATCAGGTAGACAGTTCGAACCAGTACAAGGAAACTTGTTTGAAGTAACTGTTTTACCACCAGCTGGAGTATCTGATGCACCTTTAATGTTGCAACATATAAACTCTATTGGAGGTTTAGATTTATACAAAGAAGTAGCAGCACAAGAACAGAAATACAAATTTTCTACACGTTCTTACGCTGGTATGCCAGACGCAACAACAGTCGACGTAACGATCAACTTCTCATTAAACTTAAATGATGCTAATCAAGCATATTTATATAAGTCAATGAGACAATGGTACAATAATCAATATGATCCACAAACTGGAGCTATGGGATTAAAGAAAGATTACGTTGGAACTATTGTTATCGTACAGTTCAATAGAGCTGGAGACATCTACAGAACAGTAACTTTAGAAGATTGCTTTATTACTTCAGGACTTCCATTTACGAATGAATTATCGTATGAAGAAGCATCACCGGCTACATTAGAAGTAGGTTGGAGATGTGACACTTGGAAAGAAGTTCTAGCATAATCGAATTTTTAAAATAGGGGAATTCTTAAGGGAATTCCCTTTTTTTATGAAACAAAAACATAATATGTTGATATAATAATAACTATAAAATGGATAAACTAACAAAAAAATTACAAGTTCTTCTTTCAGAAGACGAAGTGACATCTATAAATAGAATAATATTAAGCGCCGCGATTGAAAATGGAGAGAGACCAGTTTCTGTTTCAGCTTTTATTAGAGATATAATTAGAAAAGAAATTGAATTAAAAAGTGATTCAATATTAGAATGGAATAAAGATAGTATTAAAAAACTTAAAAAGAAATAACAATGGCAGATCAAAATGATTTAAACTTAGACGATGAATATCAAAAAATCGTTGAAAACAAAGAACAACCTGTTGAAGAACCACAAAATTTAGGAAAAGTTAACATGGATCGATTTAAACAAGATAAAGCGCAAGACGCTGATGTTGTTTTAGGATATCATGATGTTAATGTTTCTAACCTGCCTTCAGCCGGTATGTTTTATCCTGAAAAAACTGAGATAAGCATACGTTCAGCTAAAGTTGCTGAAATTAGACACTTCTCAAGTATTGACGAAAATAATATATTAGACGTCGATGAAAAACTAAATTCAATGATAGAATCTTGTATTAGAGTAACTTCTCAAAAACAAAGAATGTCTTATAAAGATCTTTGTGAAGAAGACAGATTTTATTTAATTTTAGCAATTAGAGATTTAACTTTCCCAGAGCCTGAATCTAAATTAACAGTACAACACAAAGATAAAAAAGGTAAAAAGCACGAGGTTGAAGTTAAAAAAGAAAACTTTAAATATTTCAGTGTCCCAGATACTTTAGATAAATATTACGATAAAGAAGCTTGTGCTTTTTTAATTGAAACTAAATCTTTTGGAACAATTACAATGAAACCACCAACAATTGGTATCATGCAACGTATGACGTCTTATATTAAAGATCGTCAAGAAAAAGGAGAATCAATTGATCAATCAGTCCTTCAAGTTATGCCTTACTTAGTAAGCGAATGGAGAGGATTTGATGACAAGAGTATTTTTAAATTCGAAATTGAAATGAATGGATGGTCTAACAAAAAATATAGCTTAATCTATAAGCTGGCGGAACAGATGAAAATCGGTATTCAGCCTGACATGGAAGTACAGATTGGGGACGAGTGGGAGGTCGTCCCAATTGGGTTTCGCGACGGGATCAAGTCTCTTTTCATTGTTCAAGATATCGCTGGAGAACTTCTTTAAAACGAAGTTTTACATATATAAAGAACTACATATTCAGCCTTCTGAATTAGAATCAATGGAATATTACGAATTTCATTATTTAGTAAAAGATTTAGCTGAATTTATTAAGAAACAGAATGCTGCGAACGAAGGTCAACAGGAACAATCTGGGGACATGATGAGCAAAATGAAGATTCCAAACATGAAGATTCCAAATATGAAGATTCCATCATTACGATGATGGAATCTTTGATATATAAGATAGGAATATAAAAAATATAGATTAGACTCCTAAATGAAGGCTTTATTAGCACCACTACAAAGATTAGCAAATATTATAGAATACCAGAATGAAAAGATAGATCAAATTCATTCAGTCTTAACGGTAGATTTAAAGAAAGCAGCTAGTAATAATTTTTCAGAACTGAAAAAACAGACTAGGCTATTACTAGATATTAAAGGATTGCTAAAAGCGCAGTCAAAGGATAAAGGATCCAAAGACGGTGGCGGAGGTGGATTTAAAATGCCTAGTGCTATGCAAGCTTTAGGCGCAGGACTAGTTATAGTGAGTATTGCGGCCGGATTAGTTGCCGCTGCTGGTATTTTTATGTTAATGCCTGCTATAAATCCAATGCAATTAGTATCAGCTTTATTAATAGCAGCTGTATTTTTAGCATTAGCACCTGTATTTTCAGAGATATTAAAATCTCAACAAGGAGGTGGAATGGTAGATAAAATGCTGGGTGGAAAGCCTAAAGGAGATCAAATGACTTCTCCTAAAGACGCTCTTAAAAACACAGGAGCCGCTGTACTAGCGATGATTTCTATGGCAGCTGGTATTACAGTATCTTCTTGGATTTTACAATTAATTATGCCAGTTTCTTTTGCGAAACTAGGTTCAGCTATATTAATAGGTTTAGTATTTATACCATTGGGTTATGCTTTTGGATTTATTATAAAGGCCTTAGCTGCCGCTAAAATACAAATGAACCCTAAAGGAATTGGAATGATAGGTATGGTATCATTAGCAATGGCCGCAATCGCAGTTGGTATATCTTTAGTCGCTATGACTTGGAACGCAATGATGCCTGATAATTTTGTTAAATTACCGCCATGGGAATGGGT